AATGAGCTTTGTTCAATATTGCCAGCTAAAAGATCCATATTGCCAGACATTAATAGAGAAAGCTCATTAACATCGTTAAGTCCTAAGCTGTCTTTAAAGAAAAGTTTTTGGAAATAACTCATTTCATCAAACGCAAGACCAGCATTAGACAAAGAATCTCTAATCATTGAAAATCTTTCTGCCGGATCTCTTGCCATCATTAAGTCCATAGCGTTTACAAAATTACCACCAAGAGCAGCGTTGAGTTTCCCAGACATTTCAGCAGCGCCCTCAAAAGTATCAAACTTGTTCGTAAGTTCAATTATTCTGGACATTTCCATGTTTGTGACCTTGGCAGCAACTGCAAGCTTTCTAAATGATTTTAGGCCTGTATCTCCTAGCTTGGCAATTGATTCGCTTGCAGAGTCGAATTGTCTTGTTAATTGTTCGGGTGTAATACCAATTGACATACCAAAATTTAGTAGTTCGGCTTGAGTGTTACCGGCTTCTAGGCTGGTCATATTTAAAGATTTTGTTAAAACAACTAGATTTTTTGAGAAAGAATCTGCGGCGTATCCATTGCTGTCGAGGATCGCTCCCAATTGCTCCAGCCTTTTTCTTGTGGTCACGGTTAGCATAGAAAACTCAGAGAAGTTGTTGAATAAAGATTGTGTAGTTTTATTAAACTCTTCTAAAGTAATACCAAATCTTCTAACTTCTTGATAGGAGTCTAAAACTCCCATAGAAAAATCTTTTGTTACACCTAGGTTTTTTTGAAGACTTCTTGTAAAATCATAAACAGACGTAGTTAACTGAATTAGTTTTTCAAAAAATGTCTTTGCAAAAGAGATGGTCATATCCCTGGCAGCTTTTGCAAAGGTACCGATCACTTCAGAAGCAAAATTAGCAATTGATTGAACAAGTAAGCCTTTTAACGCTTTTGCTTGTTTCATAGCTTTTGTTGCAGACTCGCTGTCTAAACCTGCATTTTTATTTATTAGATCTCGTAAAAGTGTAAAATTACCAAATGGGCCTTTATATTCTTTTTTTTCTGCTACATCTTTTAGGATTTCTTGTTTTCTAAACTCCCTCATAGATAGGCTGAAAACAGAGGTCTTTCCAAAGTGTTTTTTATATGACTTATCTAATGATTTAGTAAAATTCTTACCGAAATTTAATATTGTTTTTTCAAATGTTTTAGCAAAATCGCCGTTGAAATCAATCAACATCCTGCCAAAATCACTTGCAAAAGTATCAAAGCCAGACATTATATGTTCTGCACTTTCTTGCTGTGCTTTCATTCTTCTTTCAAGAGTTTCTTCAAACTCTTCATCACTTCTTCTTCTAATGTCTGGGCTGGGTGTACCCGTACCTGTACCAGCACTCGTGCCAGTGCTGTTTATATTGGTAACTTCCGTCTTCAGAGAGTCAATAGAGCCCTGAAGTCCTTGAAACAGGACTTTCATTTCAACTATTAAAGCTTGTATGTCTGGGTCAATGGCCATATAAAAAACCTCACCTGTAAATAGGTGAGGTTTTCAATTATTGTCTTAAATTAGACGGAGCTTTGGGTTGATTATGAGGAGTTAGTGTTTGTCTATTGCCTCCTCCTCCACTAGATTTACCCTCAACGGCATTCTTTTCGTCTTCTAACTGCTTGACCAATCGTTCAAAAAACCAGTTTCTAAGCCCTATCGGGAGGTTGTAAGCTTCTGCAAAACTCCACCCACCAGAATATTTCATATAAAAGAACTGTTCATAAACGTTCTTCATGTATTCACTAGTTAGGCCAAAAAAACTCTGCGTTAAGCGGCACCTCCAGTTCGTCAGTAAACGAGCAGTTTCCGCATGTAAAGTTGGTTAGCATTTCAACCGTTGGAGCAGCTTCTTTGTAAGTATCTCTAAGGAATTTAGACTCAGAAGTAGGAATGTTTTCACAAAAATATTTAATAGCTCTTTCGTCTGAAGTTCCCTTCACCGTCCTGACAATTCTTCTTAGCTGGGATGTGATATTGTTTTCTGATTTATTGCGCTTTCTTCTTTTTGAGTTTTCTTTGATCATATCAGCCTCATCATAACCGGTCAAAAGCCTGATAGTCACATCAAGGCCTGTTCTTGGCAAAGTTAAAGAAAAAACGCCATTTCCAATATGCTGAGCGTTACTGGCATTAAAGCCATTATGGTATTGACACTCATTAAGATCAAAAGCAAAATGTTCTTTAGAGCCACAAGATGGACAGTTTACTGTAGATTCATAAATGTTGCCATAACCAGAACGGCGAGAAGCGATAACAATTGCACTTCTATCACCAATCAAGAGGCTAGATGGATCAATACTCTTATCTTTGATAAGACTACCAATAACCCTGTCAAGAGCTACGCCTTGTCTGATGAGTGTTTCAGAAGTAAGAATGTCTTCTTCTTTTGCTGTCATTTGTTTAATTTCAATAACAGACTGGTTGTGTAGAGGGTGACCCTCTGGGTAATATTTTCCTTCTGAAGGAAGTTCTACAAATTCTGTTGGAACCACAAAAGAGAAAATATCGCCTCCACCTGTTACTTGCGGTGGAGGGCTTGTGTCTTGGGGCTTGGTCTCGCCCATAAGACGGTCTTGGTTTCTAGACAACATACACCTCGCGTTTTAGTTTGTCTATTTTATGGATTAAAGAATTGGGTGCCACCAGTGCCAGAGGCACCGGTTAGCTTGGATGCTTCAGTAGTAATCAACCTTGCCCAATCATAACGCAAGGTCATGGTGATCTCACTAAGCTCGTCTGAAGAATAATCCAAGTCTCCAAATTTAAGTGAGGTAACAAAGGCATTCCACAGAGTCCACTCCTCAATAGGGTTACCATCAGAATCTAACTGAGAAATTGTAACATTACCAAGCGCCGACACCGCCTTGGACTTAGACATTGAGTCAAGCTCAAAAGCGTTTGCTGCGGGAGAATAGCCTGCAGTAACAACAATATCTGAAAGAGTGGCTGCTGAATCTGGATCGGCAGGGTCAACAACAGTGATATCAATTGTGTCCCATTCAGTTCTACCTGGGTAATAGAACTTGTGGTTTAGATACTCATGCACTGTTTCTGAGATTGTGAACCCAGGCTTTTGAGCAGTTTTTGCAAACCACAAAAGTGGACCACCCTCTGCGGTTGCTATGTTGCTAAAGCTAACAGAAAATCTAAATTTTCTCTTTGGATCTTTTAAGCTAGTTGAAAAGTCTTCTGACCAGAATGCCATTTGTTTGTTTCTCCATTTATAATAAGTAGTTGATTAGATTTTAATCATCGAAAGAAGCGCCGCTTGATGCGATAACAAAATCGATTGCAATGAATTCGATTGCCTTTGCTGGTTTAACCATAATCTTGGCGTATAGAACATTCTGATCAACCAAGTCAGGCGTGGTGGTGGTTTCGTCAAGGAAGAGTCTGTAGTCTTCGATGCCGAAACGAATCTTGGTGTTAGCAAGTAGTGGCTCGACAAGGCCCCTAAAGCGGCCCCAAGTGGCCTGAACATTCTGCTCAAATAGAATCTGAGTAGAGAGGATTGAGATTTGCTTCTTAAGGAAGATGACTAGTCTACGAACATTGATTCTATCAAGGGCAGATGGTCTTTCCTGAAGAGTCTTCTGGCCGAAGAGGACGATACCAGTACTTGGGAAAGAAGCAATTGGGTTAATTCTGGCTTCGTATAGAAGGTCTCTATCCTTGGCTCTTAGTCTCTCGGACACACCAAAGATTGGGATACCAGCAGCACCATCAGTAAGGCCGCCACGGTTGAATCCGGCAGGCGCGAACCAAACTTCAGAGGCACGCTCAGAAGAAGCTAGAACACCGAGGACAGCAACAGTAGGTGGAACCCAGACATTCTGACCAGTTGCAGAATCTCTTGTCTGTACCCATGGGTAGAAGGTGGCACCGTAAGAAGAGTCAATTTGTCTGTTCTTGAGCGAGTTAGCAGAACTTCTTGGAGTTAAACCAATTCTTGCTGATCTGCTGTCCTTTCTAACTTCATGTGGTGGAATGTACACATCTGGGAGGTCGATAAGTGCTAGAGCATCAGCACGAGCCTCAGCAACCTTAACAAGGTGTTCTGTAAGGCCAGTCTTGGTTAGGCCAGGAACTGTGATAAGGTTGGTGTCGATAAACTCAGCATCAGCCACAGTATCAATAGCGCGCTTGTATGTGTAGTGAACGTAGTTATTCTTATCAGTAGCACCAGGAGCAGACATTAAGGAGTTTGCAAGAGGATCTGGCTTGGTAATATCAAATCCGTCGAAGCCACCCCAGAAAGGAGCAGTGAAGCTGTCATAACCAGCATCTAGTAGCTGTGATGCACTAAGTGGGCTAGCAAGAGCCTGACGTGAGCCAGAAGAGTAGAAGTAGTTTCCTGAGCTTAACTTAACATCGTTTAGGGTGAAGATGCTACTGTAAGCATCAAAACCAGTTGTTGCGCTTGTAGTAGGATCATCAGGGAAGCTTGCCTGCATCAATCTGTGCATGTCGATAACACTTGGGTCATTGATAGTGGTGGAAGCTTCAGTTGTGGTTCTCATACCGAAGTAAGCTTCAGTTGGGTCACTAAGGCCGCCATCAGACGCACTGACTCTTAGAGCAACACTTGGGAAAGCGAAAGAACAAGTTAGTACGGGCATCGCAGAGGATGAAATCATACCACCAGTTCCTCCGTGATGGCCTTTCATTTCAGTGGGAACTGAACTAAGCCCTAGGAGTAGGGTAGATGTAAGGTCAGCATCTGCATCGACAGAAGAAACATTCTTAATCTTTGGTGGCATGTAGAAGCCGAATGGAAGGTACTTAGGATCGAGAGCGCCATCATCCATGTCAGTGTTGGTTTCAACATAAACATATCTTGATGCGTTGTCGTACTCACCGTACTCCTTAAGAGTTCTATCAGACTCAGACCATTCGTAGTACTTGTTACCAATCATCTTGGAGATAAAGTTTTCTGAGTTAGGGTTAAGGCTAAGGTTGTCGAATCTTTCAAGAACCTGAACGTTACCATCGTTGTCGCCAAGCGATCTAAGAACAACTGAGAAAGTTCCATAATCACTGGTAAGGGTGGTGCTCTGTTTGATTCTTTCAACAGAGACCTTTACGTTCTTGTTTAGCCATTCGCCGTGCCCTCTACCCTTAAGTCTGAATAGCTTTGGTAGGTTGGCAGCGTCAAAGCTTCCGGCAGCGCCAAGATCTTGTGGAACAAACCAACCAGCAACTGCTTCTCTTGCAGACTGTGGCTTCATGTTGTGTGGCCCGGTAGTGACGGTGCCGTTTAGTGCGATTGGGACAACAGTACCAAATACCTTTGTGTTGACAAGACTGTTATCTCTTATGGTTTGTTCAAAGGTCTCACCAAGCCAGTAGCACTTCTCTGATGTTGCTGGGTAGTAATCGCCGTTCTTAGAAAGAAGCTGTGGGTTTGTATTAAGTCTGTTACGAATAAAGTTCTCAGACTGGTAGTCAAAATTAAATGAGCTTTCTTCAGTAGCGATACTTGCAGCACTTGAAGAAATCTTGAGGGTTAGCTCGTTATTGGCGTCTGATTGAATCATCATGTGGGAACCACTTCTTGCGGTTGTACCACCAACGTCTGTTCCCTTAAGCTGTACAACTGTACCAGCTTCGGCATATACGATTGCTGCCAACTGACCTGCTGTAACATAAGCGTTAGAGCCACCAGTAAAACTAACAACAGCGGCACCGTCAAGAGCATCTGTTATTGCTCTATTTCCGTTTGCACCACCAACTGATTGAGTTAGGCTAAGAAGCCCTGAACCATTTGTGGAACCCAATATGGTTCCCTGGTGGCCAGTAGCAGTCCCTGCTGATGAGGTAATGCATTTTAGTAGCTCTAGGGCAACAGCATTATTGCTTCCAGTACAATCAAAATTCCTAGTTGCGACATTTGTGGCAGAACTGGCGGTGTACGCAAGAGAAGAGCCGGCTGTATTAATTATTGTAACAGTATCAGCATTATTAATAGATGCAGTAAAATTGATTGTTGCAGTTGCTTTAGGTAAGCTTGCGCTTGGGAAAAGGAACACACCAAATGCTCCACCGTTGGCCCCAAGAGTTGCGGAAGGGCTTGCGGTTGAGCCGCCAGTTGAGCCAGAAGGAGTTGACCAACCTGCTCTAACACCAGAAGCCTCAGTTGGGTGCTCATGGCCGAGAAGTCTAACGTAGGTTAATGGAGCTACCTGTGCATCAAGGTATGCTTTGGCAGCGTAAGTTCCATACATCGGAGACTGACGGTTGCCGAATCTTGCAATATCACCACCACCGTTTCCTGGGACGGTATCACCATAGCTTGTGACGTACTCTGAGAATGAAGGGACTTTGCCCGGTTGCATTCCAAGGCCCCTTACAGATCTTCCGATAACTGTAGCGCCGATGGCATCAGGCTCTCTTGGTCTGAATGAGTTGTCGATCTCGTTGATGAATACACCGGGAGAGACAAACTTGAAATCTTTAACTGGCATGAATTAGCTCCTCTTAAATTAGCTGTTGCTATTGTTTCATATTAAATAGTAGTGTATTTTTGTAAAAGTCTATTATTGTTAGTCTATTATAAAGCCGGGGTCACCAGGACCAATCACCTTTTCTCTAGGAAAAGCGATATCAACAAAGTTTTGTCTTCTCTCTACAATAGGCTCCTTTGAATTAGGACCATTTCCTATTAAATAGCCTAGAACTTTTATACTAACCGTAGATATAAAAGTTCTCTCGTCTTCGGCCATTGAGCTTACATTGTTGTTTGTTGAAATAGATTGGTCAATAAACGCCTCATAAAGGTGGCCATTGCGCTTCATTACAAAAGAATTGATTTGTCCTGTTCTTGTTATAAACGGAGTAATCAAATCATTTATATGCTGTTGGTATTCTGCTCTGATAGTGATCTTGTAGTCAACATTGACATATGTGGGGATAGGAATAGATAATGTATCAATCACAATACGTTTATTTTCGTTT